TCATTCTCACAAGTCACAACAACGCGAACATCAAGATTAGGTATGAGGGGTGTCTTCCTACACAGATCGATTCAATAGAACTAAACTCCACGAGTGGAGACGTTGCATATATAACATACAACGCAACTTTTAGGTTTACTAAATTCACCATATCATGATGATGAAACTTGACATAAGAAACCGAAATCTACTAGAGATTTTGGAAGACTTCCGATATACGTATCGAGAGTTGTACCAACCCGAACAGACAAACCGATGTCTGGTAGAAGAGTTGCGTGGACAGGCAGACCGATACACAGGTGAAGAAGAGATGTGGAACGTCATCGATGAAGGTCGAGACCACAGGGGTGCCGCAGAGAACTCTCTTTGTCATCCTATCAAACCAGATCACTACTTCGGGACACATCCAGAAGAATACCGCAAGACGTGGAACGCACTAAACTCCAGTTTGATGGAGGAACTAGGTGTGCAACATAGTGCGTTATCAACACTCTATCCGCCAGGCGGTTTCATCGGTTGGCACAACAACGCAGACGCATCCGCATATAACGTGATCTTCACATGGTCCGAAAAGGGAGACGGGTGGTTTAAGTATGTCGACCCAAAGACTGAACATGTAATCACGGTTCAAGACGAACAGGGATGGAACTGTAAGGCTGGATACTTCGGAGATTACGATTCAGGGAACGTCGTCTATCACGCGGCACGTACAGGATGTTATCGCATGACCCTTAGTTACGTGTTGGGTCACGACGAACACTATTGGAAAGATTGTATTGAAACGATCACCAATGTGTGATATAATGTAGTTTTGAAAACCCCACGGATTATACATGCTCAATATTGAAGCGATACACAAGGAGTGGTCAGAGGACTCTGTCATTCCTATGCACCAACTGGATGAGACATCACGTCAAATCCCCATGCTACACGCAAAGTATTTAGAATACCTCACCGTAACCAAACTGACCCTACGTCGCGCAGAGGCTGCGCAGAAGATCCTGTTGAAGGAGAAGTGGTTGTACTATAACGGTAAGATGGACCCGCAGACTCTACAGGAGAAGGGGTGGGATCCAGATCCATTCAACGGTCTCAAGATTCTCAAGGGTGAGATGGACTACTACTATGACTCTGACCCAGAGATCTCAAAGTCTGAAGACAGAATCGTCGCACTTAAAGCACAGATAGATAGTCTTACAGATATTCTTAACATGATTAAATGGAGGCATTCGACGATCAAGAATATGATTGATTATCGTCGATTCGAGGCTGGTGGATAACAAGATTCGCATTAGGATGAAGGACTACTCCCATTTTATGGTAGAGGCCCATCCTGCTCAAGAGAACGAGTTGAAGGAATACTTCTCGTTCTTTGTGCCCGGCTACAAATACATGCCCGCATACAAGTCCCGACACTGGGACGGCAAAGTCAAGTTGTACAACATGATGACCAAACAGATGAACGTGGGTCTCTACACGCACCTACGTAAGTTTTGCGCGGATCGGTTCTACCCTCTGGAGATCATTGAACATGAGACTTATGGAGTCCCCTCTTTTAAGGAGGACATCGATCATCCTGCTCTTATCGATTTTCTATCTCTCCTTGATGCGCCATTCAAGCCTAGAGATTATCAGTACAAAGCTATTTCACACGGCGTCGAACACCGACGTTGTATTCTACTTAGTCCTACTGGTAGCGGTAAGTCATTTATCATTTATAACCTACTACGATATTGCTACGAGGTCACCGAAGGAAAGATCCTAGTTATCGTCCCAACCACGTCGTTAGTAGAACAGATGTACAAGGACTTCGAAGAATACGGTTACGACGTAGAGGAGTTCTGTCACCGCATCTACTCCGGTAAGGAGAAGGTCACTGACAAACGTGTGATCATCTCCACATGGCAATCCATCTATAAATTCGGCAAGGAATGGTTCGAACAGTTCGACTCAGTCTTTGGTGATGAGGTGCACCTATTCAAGGCAAAGTCACTGACTACCATGATGGACAAGTGTGTCAACGCTAAATATCGTTTCGGTCTTACGGGAACTCTCGATGGGACTGAGACAAACAAACTGGTTCTGGAAGGTCTCTTCGGACCTACGTTCACCGTAACACGAACGGTTCAACTCCAGAAGGAAAATCAACTCGCAGACTTGGATATCTCTGTTCTCCTCTTGAGGTATCACAATGATGTCTGTCACCAAGTCAAGGAGATGTCGTATCAGGAAGAGTTAGATACGATCGTCACCTATGAACCCCGCAATCGATTTATCAGCAAACTGGCGCTCGATCAAACGGGCAACACCCTCGTGATGTTCCAATTTGTTGAGAAACATGGTAAGGTTCTACACGAGATGATCAAGTCTATGGCTGAAGAAGGACGTAAAGTATTCTACGTATCTGGTGAAGTAGATGCCACGGACAGAGAACAAATAAGAGGGATAGTAGAAAAAGAAAATGATGCAATTATCGTTGCTTCTCTTGGTACTTTTAGTACTGGTATTAACATCCGCAATCTGCATAATATTGTATTTGCGACTCCGTCCAAGTCTCAAGTTAAAGTTCTCCAATCGATTGGTCGTGGGCTTCGTAAGTCTGATGATGGTCGGACTACTCGACTTTTTGATATTGCTGATGATCTTCATATTGGAGGTCACAAGAACTTTACACTGAAACATAGCGGTGAAAGGATTAAGATATATACTAAAGAGGGATTTAGATACAAGATCTATCCCGTAAACCTAAAACCAATAAGAGTGGAACAAGATGTCGAAAGCAACCTCTTCGGTTAAGCACCTAAAGTTAGTAACGGGTGAAGAACTGGTATGCGAGTTGATGAGTGAAACTGGCGATTCTATCGTCATTCGAAATGCGCTGTCTTTGATTGAGAAGGATCTCAGTAGTGGTGATAAGTACTATGCGTTCAAAACGTTTATGGTTTATCAGGACAGCCCTCAGAACGTAATTATCATTTTCTTCGATAAGATTATGTCTATTGCAGTCCCTACTGAAGAGATGGAAAGACAGTATAGTGATGCAATTAAAGAAATGAATGCTTATAACAAGGCACAGGAACTGAAACAACAAGAACGTGCTGAGTGGGAAGATGATCTGTCTCTTGAAGAGTTCTTGAATGAAATGGACCGTGAAAACGATTACATGGATTCTGATACTGACGGAATGATTATGAATTAGGGGTATACTATTCTCCCCTTTGGTTAAAGAGATTATACAGTATAAATGCGATTCTGTCAAGACATTTTTTAAATATTATGAAAATAGGTTTTACTTGTTCTACATTTGACCTCTTACATGCAGGTCATGTCCAGCTCCTTCGACACGCGAAGGATCAATGCGACTATCTGATCGTGGGTCTACAAACAGATCCTACCATCGACCGCCCCGATACCAAGAACAAACCCATACAGACTTTGGTCGAGAGATACACTCAACTGAAGGCGGTTCGGTATGTCGATGAGATTATACCCTATGAGACTGAAAGAGATCTTGAAGATATTTTGTCTCTATATAATTTGGACATCCAGATACTGGGTGAGGAGTACCGTGAGAAGGATTTCACGGGTAAGGATATCGGACGTAAACGCGGCATAGAGTTCTATTTTAATGAACGTTCGCACCGTTTCGCGTCAAGTGAACTGCGTCAAAGAGTCGCTTACAACTCCGGAATTGGATTGACACACAAGTCAAAATAGGGTATAATTACCGTATTAAAAATGGAAGTTGTATATTATGAAACCAAAAGAAAAACCACATTACGTCAATAACAGAGAGTTCTCTGAAGCGGTAGTCGCGTATTGTACCTCTGTCCAAGAGGCAAAGGACGAAGGTAAATCTACACCCATCGTCACAGATTATATCGCTTCCTGTTTTCTAAAGATCGCAGAGGGTCTCTCACACAAAGCAAACTTTGTCCGTTACACATATCGTGAAGAGATGGTTATGGACGCAGTCGAGAACTGTCTCAAGGCGATCGAGAACTACGACATTGAAGCTGCAACCCGTTCGGGCAAACCAAATGCATTTGCCTACTTTACACAGATCTCTTGGTATGCGTTCTTGCGTCGGATCCAAAAGGAAAAGAAGCAACAGGACGTGAAGATGAAGTTCATTGCAGAGGCAGACGTGACTGAGTTCCTTGATGATGAAGGTGAAGGATATGGACACATGCATCATGCATCGCCGTTCGTTGACAATCTGCGTATGCGTATCGATGCAGTCAAGGATGCAGACCAAGAGTTCAAAGAGTACGCAAAGGAAGAGAAGAAGCGTAAACGTCGTGCAGTAATTGTTGACTCAGACCTATCGGAGTGGATGGAATAATGTGGACTTATGAATGTAAAGCGGGAACTTACAAAGAGGATTCCCTACCTCGCTTGGTGTGGACTATCTTTACACACCGGATACACCACCTCATTAAGGATGGAAGATTTTCAGATTAACTTGACAGACCCCTTACATTATAGTATAATGTGTGTCTAAATTAGTAAAAGTTTAACGCGGGAGTTCGTTATGGAGACAGTGAGTACCCCTCTCTGTAGTAGGTGAAATCCCTACATCCCGCTCCAATTACTGAGAGTTTATGAAGATCGCTATATTGAATGACACCCACTGCGGGTGTCGTAATTCATCTGAAATTTTTATG